CGCCGGTGCCCAGCCGTGCCGCGCCGGCGTCGGCGGTGAGGTCGCCGACGAGCTTGTCGAGCTGCGCCTTCACGGTCGTCGCCGGGTTGGCGGTCCCGTCCTTCCAGGCGCCGCCGCCGGGGTACGCGATAGCCGAGGCCGCGTGCGCCCCGGCCGCGGCGGTGATGTGGCCGTTCAAGAGCCCGAGCAACGCGTCGAGCTGCGACTTGACGCTGCCAGCGCCAAGCGCCCCCGGCGCACCCGCGGTCGCCGCCGCGCCGATCTTCGCTGCACCGCCGGCAGCTGTGAGGTCGGAGATGATCTTGTCTAGCTGAGCCTCGACCGTGGCGGCGGGGTTGGTGGTGCCGTCCGCCCACGGGTCGCCGCCGGTGTAATCGATCGCCGCGGCGGTGTGGCGGTCCGCGGTGCCGAGCACGTGCGCGTTGTGGAAGCTGAGCAGGTCCGCGAGGGCTTCGCTCGCCCGGCCGCGTCGGACCGAGCGCGGCGCGCCGGCGAGCACGAACGCGTCCTGTCGCCGGGCGATCGAGATGGCGTCGTTGCCGATCTGGGCCTGGCCGAAGCGCCGGACGACGTCCGCCAGCAAGATCGCATCGGAGTGCAGCGCCGGCGGGACCGCCTGGCCGGCGGCGGCCTCCGTGCCCTGGGCGACCGAGAATTTGAAGCTCTCGTCCTCGCGAAAGAATACCGTGAGCGAGTTGCCATCGATGCGCGGGTCCGACAACGCTCGGTCGAACTGCACGAAGACCGAGACGATCTTCTCCTTGCTGGCCGCCGACACCTCGGTCGAGACCGCGTTGTCGTCCTGGGCGACGTTGACGTTCTGGAGCGAGGAAAAGAACACGCGCCGGCCCAGCTGGTCGAGCGCGATGCCGGGCCCCGAGACGTCCACCGTCAGGTTCGGCACCGGGGCGTGCGGAGAAACCACCGCGTTGGCGAGAACGCCGACGAACCCAAGGTCCGCGGCGAGGTCGTGATCGGCGTCTTCGAGGTCGTCGAAGGCTGCGTCGAGTTCGGCCTCGGTGACCCGCTGCCGGAAGTAGAACGACTTTCGGTTCGCCATCGTGACCTCAGTGCAGAAGCCAGCTCTCGCCGAGCTCGGAGAGCCCCAGCTCGACGTGGTCGACGGCCTCGGGCGGAACCGGCTCGACCAGACGGGCGAGGTGCGTCTGCGCGGGCCGGAGGTAGTTGACGATCTGCCGGAGCCGCTGGCGCTCCTCCGTCGCGAGGATGCGCGGGCTCACGACCTCGAAGGCGAGCGCCGCAAACGAGCTCGACGGTCCGAGCACCCAGTCCTCGCCGAGCAGCGACTCGCCCAGGGTCAGCGCCTCGCCGGCGTAGGCGGTGATCTGGACCTCGAGCCCCAGGAAGAACCGGACGGCGTTGATGATCCCGGGGGCCGTGCCCTTCTGGCGGTACATCGCGACCAGGACGTTCAGGAGGCGCCGCTTGTCGATGTCCGAGAGGTCGAACGCGAACGGGTTTCCGAGCTCGCTGAGCATGAGGTCGAGGACCGGCTCCGGGGCGAGGTCCGGATCGAGGATGTCGGTGAAGCGGTCGATGTCGACGAGGACGAGGTCGGTCACCTCCTGCAGGCACGAGAGGAAGCGCCGCAGATCGCCGGTCTCGTCCTCACGGCGGTTGATCTCGGGCAGGAAGCGGTACAGGTCGAACACGCGGTTGCCCGGCCGCGGCGGCACGAAGCCGGTGAAGACCGCCGAGCCATCGTCCGCGCCGATCGGGGCGCCGGAGGCATCGTCCGCGCCGTCGACGTCGACGCGGTAGCTTGCGCCCGGCGTCAGCGGCACATCGGTCAAGAGGTCGACGGCCGAGCTCGTCGCCGCCTCGACCCCGACCACCGACGCCTCCATGGCCGGAGCGGACAGCCGGGTGAGCGCGTAGCGCGCCGGATGGAGCACGTCGCCCACCGCGCCGGGGTCGTCCTGCTTCACAGCCCGGTCGAAGCTGACGCGGACGCGCGCGAGCTCGCGGGCCTGGGCGCCGACCACGCGGGGGCCGGCGAGGTCCGCGGAGCGCGGGGGCGACGCGATCGGCTCCGTCACAGCGGCTGCCTCGTGTTGCCGTTGACCAGCGTGACCTGGCCCAGCGCGGGGAACTCCCGCGTCCCGAGCACGAGGTCCTCGCGTGCCCCGTTGAGCAGGAAGTCGCCGGGGCCATCGCCGATCTTTCGGGCGCCCGCGACATCGCGAACCACGTCGAACACGTCCGACAGCGCGACCTCGCCGGCTGGGTCGCCATTGGCGTCCTTGAGGTTCCATCCGAAGTCGACGGCCGGGTTCGGCGTGCCGTTCGGCAGCGACACGGCGAAGAAGTCCGCGAGCGCCTTCTGGATCCCCGCCCGCACCACGTTCGCGTTGGCGCCCTGGCGCAGGAAGACCGTCGCCTGCACATCGACCCGCAGGTACACCGGATCCTGGACCGCCACCTGGAACGTCAGCGTGTTCGGGAACACCACGGTGACCTGCTGCTTCACCGCGTCCTTGAGCGCCGGCGACGGCAGCCCGCCGCCGCGCGGGATGATGAACAGGATCCCGGTGTTCTCGGCGATCCCGGCGTCTTCGTTCGAGGTCAGCATCAGCGCCCGCGCGATCTCCGGCAGCCGGCGTGCGTTGACCTCGTAGTCCTCGCGCGACACCGTGCGGGAGAGGACGCGGAGCGACTCGGGGGCCAGCGCCTGGATCTGCGCGATGGTCTGCCGGTCGGTACCGCCCGAGGCCGGCTTGGGGTTCGTCGCCGAGATCGAGACGGGGTTCCCGTTGACGTCAGTGAAGCTGCCCTCGAGCTTGGTCAGCGTACCCGCGTTGACGTTGCCGGCCGCGCCGCCTCCCGTCTTGTAGCGCACGGTGATCGTGCCCGACGGCAGGGCGCCGTTGATGCCGTTGCCGAACCGGACCGTCGCCCGATCGGCCTGGTCCACCAGCACGAGGAAGTGCCGATCCGCGGCGGTCGAGCCGAGGAAGTTTTGCACCTCGACGTAGTCGCCGTTACCCGCGGAGACCTCGGCGGAGCCATCGAGGTACGGCGTCGCGGGAAGGACGACCTCCTGGTTCGGCAGCCCGGTCGACGCGAACAGCTCGTCCTGCGGCTCGGAGTGCTCGAGTGTACCGCTCGCGGTCGGCGGCGAGGCCCCGGCGGAAATGACGACGTCGCCAAGCAGCTGGAAGGTGACGGGCTCGGTGACCGAGGCGGTTCGCACCTGCGTCCCCTTGGGAAGAAGGACGTCCGCTGCCGGCGTCGCCGCCAACGTGAACACCTCCTCGGTCGTCGCGGCGCGGGCCCCCGCGGGCCGGAAGCCGAGGAGTTTGGTCAGCGCGATCAGGTTCTTGCGCTGCGTCGCGGTGAGGAGCCGGCTCTCGCGCGCCTGGTTGTCCTGGTAGAAGGTCAGGACGTCGCCGACGAAAGCGTAGAGCTCGAGCAGGATGTTCCCGAAGTTGGCGACGTTGAAGTCGGTCCAGTCCGGGAACACCGAGCGGACGAGGCTCTGCAGCCGTAGCCGCAAGCTGTCGAAGTCCTTGTCCGTGTAGTCCGTTGCTTGAGCGAGAAGCCCCATCGTGCTCCGAAACGCAAAGAGCCCCGGCGGGGCTCTCCACGCCGGGGCTCGAGTGATTCGACGACCCTACGCTGGTTCAGGTCCAGCGCTCGCAAACTATATCGCACGCAATCCAACGTCAAGGCATGAGCATTTTGTAGATCACACGAGCTTGAACCCACGGAAGAGTTCTTCGAGACGTATGTACGCACGAACCCATAGCCATAACGGGACGATGCCTCCGAGTGGAGGAGCCTCACTTATCGGCGCCACCACGGGGGTTCGCCAAACATCTGAGCCTTGGGCAAACGAAACCAGTTCCCGATCTAGCGCATCCTCAAGAGCAGCACCGCTCATACCTTTCGCCTTCAGTGCTTGAAGAGTAGTGGTGTCGAGCTTAGGAAAGTCGGCCAAGCGACTTACCTCATCTATGTGAGGGGAGGTCTTTGCTAACTCCTTAATCCATGAATTCAGGATCCGACGAACGGCGCCACGAGCCTTCGCTACATCGCGCCTCTCGGTCCAGCCGTCGACTCTTTCAAAATTAACGAAGTCCTGAAAAAACTCCCGAAGCCTCCGAAGCTCATCACCGCGTTCGGCGTTTGGCGGATACCAATCGCGTGGGATCAATTTGCTGAGATAATCAATGGTTGATTTGATTGTGGATTCGCGTTTAAAGAGTTCATTTAGCTCGCTCACCGCTTGCGGCAGGAAGAAGATATCGTCACCGGCCTTGACCGCGATTCGGATCCTGAGCAGGAGCTCAAAGAGTCGGATTCCAACAGCTAACACATTGGAACCAAGCACTTCAAGTTGGATAGCAGGTTCGCCATGGCCTGCATGGCTATGCACGTTTCGTGCCTTCCAGAGCTTGTCCAAGAAAATTCCGATTCCTGCTGTAGCTTCAGAGTGAATGCCGGGGACCTGCGCGAGTTCTTTGTGGATCGTTATTGCGACCAGGTCCGCGCGGTTTGTGTGTTGAGCACGGCGCGTGAAGAGTGCGCCCCAAAGCTTCCGCAGGATGCGAAATCGAAGCCAACTAGGAGATGAGGACACTGGTGATGCATCAGGAGGCATAAGTGCCTCAAAGCCTGTCCAAAGCGCTTCAACATCATTGCCCTGAGATGTAAAATAAGGCGTTTCGAAGCGGACCTCGTGAAGTTGGCTGAGCGCTCGAAGTACGGGATTGTCTGTTCCTTTGAGGAGCTCAGATTTTATGAAGTCAATAAGCATATCGGGCAAATCGGCACGCAATGTGATAGGAAATGTATAAGGATTCGGCCCTACTTTCTCGTAGGCGAATGCTGTATGATTAATAAAGAATTTCCCCCGACGAGCAAACCTATCGTGCGGGGTCAGATTCGATGGCACTCGCCACACCTCGAACAGCCACGGATCTGCGCTACGGTCTAGGCCGAGCCAGGCGACGGTGGAGAATGCTGTGATGGCATCTCGGAACTGCTCACGGCCAACCTGCTCTCCGTCGGAACGCGTGAGCACGGAGCCGGCAACGCCGACAGGGTGTCCCTGTTGATCGCGGTACATCTCCATGAACCAGCATAGATCTACACCCGTCTCCCGCATCCAATCGGTGCTAGTGTTGGGCCAGAGTCGCCAAGGTCCAAGATTGAATGGTCTCTGGGTTCGAACATAGGGTACAGCAGCAAATTCAATCAGGGGCTGAGCAGGAGCAGAAGTGGCCATTGTACGAAGAGTATAGGCCATACCGGCTAGACCAGAACCAATTGTACCACGTTCGAGAGTAGGACGTTATTGTCAGGTGTGTTCGTCGAGATGACATCGTAGCGAACCCTGATCATTAGCACGTTCTCTCCGTCGCGCTGCTCGCGGCTGACCTGCACCGACGTCACGACGACCCTCGGCT